ATCAGGAGGAATATTTTGAACTACGCTGAAATTAAATATAACGACATCGCCAATGGTCCTGGAGTACGTACAAGCATTTTTGTAAGCGGATGTACACACCACTGCAAAGGCTGCTTTAATGAAATTGCGTGGGATTTTAACTATGGTACACCTTTTACTGATGCAACCATATCTGATATAATTAATTCAATGAAGCCAGATTATATTGCTGGTCTTACACTGCTTGGCGGCGAACCATTTGAACCAGCCAATCAAAGGGGACTTATTCCGCTTCTAAAGGCTGTAAAGGAAAACTATCCGGCCAAGGATATATGGTGCTTTACCGGTTACCTTTTTGATGAGGATATTATGGATAAAATGTATGACAAATATCCTGAAACCAGAGAAATGCTTTCATATATTGATGTATGTGTGGATGGCAGATTTGTTGAAGAATTAAAAGATATGATGCTTAAATTCAAGGGTTCATCAAACCAGCGCACAATACTTGTACAGCAGTCTTTAAAAGAAGGCACTGTAGTTACTGCTGAAGAATATCAATAATCAGTGGAAAATCTATATAAAAAAATTCAGGTATTAGTCAGTCACCTGAATATCAATAATATTAAGGAGAATAATTATCAATGAAACAGACAGTTAAATTTAAAAAGCTTACACCAAATGCAATAGTTCCAACTTATGGTACAGAATTCTCTGCCGGTGCAGACCTCTATTCCGGAATGACTGAACCAGTGATAATCAACGCTGGTACTACAGAATTCATCAAGACAGGGATTGCTATGGAAATCCCAGAAGGCCTTGTTGGTCTTGTATACGCACGAAGCGGTATGGCGTGCAAAAAAGGTCTTGCCCCAGCCAATAAGGTCGGCGTTATTGACTCTGATTACCGCGGCGAGCTTATGGTTGCATTACACAACCATTCACAATCCCCTGTAACCGTTGAACCTGGCGACAGAATTGCACAGCTTGTACTCACACCTTATATTACTGCTGAATTCGTTGAGGCTGAGGAATTAAGTGATACAGTGCGAGGTGATGGAGGATTTGGGTCTACTGGGACTAAATAATATTCAGCATATTACTGTCATTACATACAATAGCAGCTTCTACCGAAGCTGCTATTGTATATTTATATTAAATTAATTTCGTGTTATTTTAATCAGGCATTTCTAATTAGATTATTGACATTATATAATCTATCCCTCTTATATGCCAGCAGGGTTAACAAAAGCCATCCTGCCATTTTCAACTTGATAATATTCCCCCTTTTCTTCATCATAAGCTAATAGCAACAGTTTTCCACCCTTATAAACCGATCCGTCAATATAATAATGACTCTCTCCGTCATAATAAACATCGTGATAACTCCGATTAGCAGCAAGATCTCTGCTGCAGGTTCCAACATGCCCTGCTATTATGGTTTTATAAAACTTACCTTTCGTTGCCGGAAACTTGCCAAGAAGAGTATTATCAGATGCTCCCCACATCCAGTACTCTCCTGCTTCTTCATCTACTCCTGCATGAACAAATATCTGACTTTTTGTTTCAAAATATAAAGGCATCTGCTGAATCCACCAAATCAGCTTTTCATGATTTGAAAGAATCATCTGAACTGTTTCTCTGCTAATTGTTTCCATGGAACATGTTCTTGCTATCTGATTTAAGAAATCCATCTGTTGCTCCGATATAAATGTATTTATGGTATTTGCTCCATACTCAAAATCCGTGCAAATCCAATCATTGAAAGTCCTGCAATCTTCTGTTCCATCTGAATATATGTTTCTGTAATTCTCAATCCAATCCAAAAACATTTGCTCATGGTTACCCTTAAGAACCACAACTTTTTCTGCACCATATTTTTTCTGCAAATCCCAAAGATACTTCAAAACATAATACGAACTGTCGCCGTAATCAATATAGTCTCCACAAAATACAATGCGATTATCACCACCAAGATCAACCTGTTCCATATTCTTTTGAAGCTCTCCTATGCATCCATGAATATCACTCATAGCATATATCATATATCAATGACCTCCATTTCATTTGACATTAAACAATACTATTCTTCATATTCCGTCAAAGGCCAGCAGCCTCCATTAGTAATACGATAATAACTATCCGTATCGGTATCAACCATTAATACTGGGATAACACCTGTTGACAACACATCTCCATCTATGTATATGTGATTTTCGCCATCATAATATATGTCATTAAACGTTGAATCTCCCGATATCTCAGATGTATAGACATGACCTGCTACCACTTTCATATCCAGACCTTCTATCCTGCCTGTTTCAGCGGGATATTTCGAGGTGTATATATCATCAGATGTCTCCCATTCCCACATATCACCAACAGTTTCATCAATTCCGGCATGCACAAATATAGTATTGCCTTCTGTGTAATATCTTGGCAGGCTGCTCAACCAGCTTATGTATAAATCATCTGCATTTTCATTATCATACCATTGCATGCCTCCATACATCGAATCTATGGTACTTTCGCCGCTTATTACCATATCTTCATGATTCCCCATGAGTGCCATGACCTTATCATTGCCGTATTGTTCCTGCAAATGCATTATCTTATCAAGCACTCCCCTGCCAGAATCACCACCATGCACATAATCGCCTAGCAATAAAAGCATTGTGTCATCTTCATCAAGATGACAGATTACATTTTCCAGAGCAGCCTCAAATGACTCAAGGCACGCATGTATATCACTCATGCAATATATTTTCATGTACATTCCTCCATAAATTCTCAGTCTTTATCATTCTCACTGGAATAAAATTCTTCACCTGTGTCCAGACATATTGCCGCAAGCCTTCCACCCGGCAGATATGCGCCACAGTCAATATCAATGTGATTATTCTTTATGTTATTTATTAAGTATTTCCTTCAATGTGCGTGGTTCATAATTCATATAAGGCATCATACAGCCTACATTGTAAGCCCTTGCTATATCATAACACTTCTCTGACCGCATAAGCATTTCCATATTCAGCTTGCGTAAACATTCCTGATAGAATTCATTTTCATAAGTATTATGAGTATGTCCATACAAATGTATTGTCCCCCTGTGCTGTCCATTCCACATAAGTATAGGATAATGGCTTAATACAAGCTTGTATGCATCTTGGTCTACATAGTCAGTAATTTCCTTATAATCATATATCTCTTCAAAAATATTCTTATACCTCATATCAGAAACATCATCATGATTCCCTTTAATAAGAACTTTCCTGCCCTTTAACTGTGCAACTAAGGCTATCAGCTCCTCGTTTGTACCCCGCATAGCAATATCTCCAAGAATATAAACCGTATCACCATTTGTAATCTTACTGTTCCATTTTTCTTTCATATACTGGTGCATTTCAGCTAATGAATTAAATGGACGATTATCAAAATTATTGCCTTCCTTTGTCACATTTTTATGGAAGAAATGCATATCACTAATATAGTATTTCATTCGTGTTCCTCCTTTTTTCAATCCTGTACCTGTCTTAATATAGACTCTGCTGCCTTCTTTAATTCTTTATTCAATTCCTTATCCTTATTATCAACAATTGAAGCTATATCATAATGATGACACAGCCAGTATGCCATTCCCTTACATGACGCATTTACACGGATATCAACTGTTGTATCCATTTCTTTCAAAACATTTATCTCATATGAAAAATCATCTATCAGTCTTGAAAAATACTCCCTGTCTATCCTGACAATATAAGGTCTTAATTCACCGCCCATCATGTAAGGGTGATTCAGAATATATACTGCTCTCTCTAACGGTATATTAAGGTTATCAAAGCCTATTCCATCACTTTTCCTCTGTTCCTTTACTCTTAATCTGGTCATAAGGTCAACACTGTATGTATATACTTTCCTGCTGTCCCTGTATCTTACCAGACAGAAATATCTTCCATTATTGAGCATAAGTCTTATAGGAATCACCGTTCTTCTTCCTTGAAAATGCAGATAAACATTTTTATTCTTAACATCATATACATTCCAGTCAAATTCTATGTAATTGTTATTTTTAATGGCATCAATTATAAGCTGGCAGTTTGCCAGAACATCTGTATTCTGTGCATATCTGGTCCGCCCGAAAGAAGCATTTGCATAAGGTGTTATATTTTTCAGATTCTTCCCTGATAAAGTCTGAATCCGCCCGGCTAAATCCATTGCTCTTTCATTATTAAAAATGTTACTGTACAATACAGAATCAATAAGGAATTTAAACTCTACATCGGTTATAATGTTGTTATAATAATAATCTGTCTTGCGGCGTTCATTGTCATATGTCCTGTATCTGATTACCTTCTGTTCATCAGGCAGATTAAGTTCTGAGTCCGTCAAATCCTTTAATGCTTTCCTGACCTGTTTATCTGTAATGCTTTTATCATAATCCTTATGCATATAAGTAACGATATCAGTAACCTTCAGCGTTATTGCGGCCTCTTTGGAACTGTGTTCTTTTAATATATTAAGCACATTATACTCAACACTCATGTTTCACCTTTAATTATTCTTTCTTCTTTCAACATCTTCTTTGTATAATTTTTGTACATCTTTATAAAAAAGCGCCGCTGATTCCTGAAAATGTTTTAACTCCTCTTGTGATTTCATTTCTTTATCATATCTGTTTATCGTATCTGATTGTTTTAATTCCATCTGACACCCTCCATTTTCTTATAATTACATTTTCATTAATAATTCCTGTATTTCCTTTTTTGTTCTATCTTTTTCTAATGCTGTATACACGCTCATTCTCATATCCGAAATAGCACATGCCTGTTCTCTGTCAAAATAATAATGTTCCATCAGCATCTCCTGAAAACAAGCTTTATCCTTTGCACTATCCACCAGATACATAATCTGGTTATGATGTTCCTGCGCCCACATAACGGCAGACAAAATGTGGATTCGTTGTTTTATTTTTTCTTTGTGTGTAGCTGTATTATAATCTGATAAATACTGTTTATCGTATGTTTCCACAAGATAATCAATGTAATGTTTCCTTGCATCACTTTCTGGAAGCTGGATTCTCTCAATATATATTGGATTAACATGCGAGTGTGAAAATTCTCCAAGATAATCATATCCTCTGAATATGACATCAACACATATCTGTATATCACTGTAATCACCCTTTTTGACTTTAAGTTTCTCATACTCTTCATCTGTAAGCCCAAGTATTACTCCGATATTCCCTTCATGTTTCCCATCAACAACTCTTACTATATCCCCATGTCTGAAATTATGTGGAATATCAAATTTTCTATAAAAGCATTTCATACCCGATTCGTGCCAGCAATTCTCCGAATCCGGTATTTCATCAATTGCCTTATTTAAATCCGTTATCAATTCTTTATCTGATATGGTTTCTTTCAACTCTTGCACTGCCTGTTTTTTCTCTGAATTTTTTAAGCACTCATGATTAATTATTATTTCTGCCTGTTCCACATCCGAAAATGTAACACTCTTGTCTTTAAGAAACTCTCTTTCATCTTTAGATGGTACAAATCTGTCTATAAAATTTTCTATCATCAGACACCTCCCAATATTATCCTGCTCAAATCTTGGCATATTCCTTCATACACCGTTTAGCTGTTTCCTCAGTATTGCGCTCTCCTTTGTAAAAACAATAATCACTAAGCGCTTCCATGGCTCTCCTATAAGCTGCATCTTCCTCTTTGTTCTCCATATGTGGCGGCAATTCCATCTGAAGATGCAATGGATTACAATGCATATGATCCCAATACTCCGACTTTATTGGATATAAAACCACAGCCTGAATATCTGAATAATCAACTTCCCATTTTCTGTCTTTAATCTCTTGAAGATAATCATTCCAGTCATCTTCTCCAGATGAAAGTATTCCATATGTTCCATCTACTATATCCTTCACCGGAGTACCTGCTGACTTATAACAAAATGGGATTTCAAAAAATGCATCTTCAAATCTTTCCGGTCTGAACGGATTTACTATGTCTACTTCACCTTTTGACAATTTATTTTCATACTCTATTCTTTCAATGAGCTGCTTCTTAAGTACAATATCTTTAGTAGTGTCTCTTAATAAAGCCAATGCCTCCAGCTTCTGCCGTCTGCTTTTCATGGGGTCATTCCAGACAAGAGTTGCTGTCTGAAAATCTGTGAAGTTATAATTTTGTTCTTCTAAAAACGCCCTGTAGTCATCTGACATAGTTATATCAATCATCTATATTTCTCCTAGTTTGCTCACTAAAATCAATTATTTTTATTTTACCTTCATATTCTCTACAGCTATATGCATTATTTCATTATAGTATTTTACACCAGCTTTTTGAATCCAATATCTGCATGCTACATTCTCAGACATATCCGCAATTTTTCCAGAAAATATTTTTTCTGTATTTTTTTCGACCAAAACTTGTGTATTATCATCCCAATTCTCTAAAAATTCAAGCAAATTCATCACAATGACTCCTCCCCTTACAATGAATACTTTTCATTCAACGCCTTTATCTTACTTTTAATATCTTCCCGCAGACTTTCCGGCTCAAGAACCTCGACCAGTTCACTGTATTGCAATGCCCAGTGTGCCATGCCATAAGGTGAACACTCCACCCTGACGATATCATCATAAGGCGGCTTCGTTTCTGTTCTTATGTATGTGAATGAATCTCCGAACCAGTCATGTAAAAATGTATATCCTGGGCGGACTCTCTTTTTCGGATTGTCTTCACATTTTTCACTCTTAATTCTTAGTGTTACTAAAACCGGCTTATCAAATGACATATTAAGATGTTTTAACTGAAAATCCTCTGACCATTTTTCTGGAAGATTGGCAACATTTTTCTTTGGAATACGCGGTATTCCCTTTATATGAAGCCTGTCATTCCTTCCCGGAATCTCTATATCCGTCATAAGGTCAATCCGCCATATAGACATATTTGGCTTGTAACCTTCATACTCTTTAGCCGCCAGCAGATAGTATTTTCCACCACTCGCAACAATATAGTATGGGCTAAGCTCGTCCATCTCCGCCCTGACAGGCTCCAGCTTTTTCTCATAAGAATAGCCATTGAATCTGAATTGTATTCTCACATTATCATCAATTGCTTTCTGTATAATGGCAAGATTGTCCTTCAGCAGCTCCCTGTCTGCAAGCTCCGGCTCCTGAACCTTACATATATGTCTCGGCGTTCTCTTATAAAATACCGTAGTCATATTGTCCTCAACCTTCCTGACAAGCTCCTGTGCCGACTTGGAATCCAGTGTCCTTGTTGCCATAATACCCTCAATAATTGAGTCAACCTCCTTCTCAGAAAATGTTCTGTTATAGTAAAGGTTCTTTATGCGCATTACATTTGCAATATAAGAATCATCTTCATCAGAATCATCTCGTTCATATCGTTCCTTGTCACCATAAAACTTTTTGAAATCATCAAAATACAGCCGCCACTCAGCCTCTGGCTTATAATCACTTCCTCCATCTTCCAGATTCATAATATTTGCCATATCTTTTAAAAGCCTGTTAATAGTCTCTTTATCACCAATATACGCATTTATATTTTCATCTTTCCTCATCTTAGCAATACTGGTAGGGTGTCTTCTGTCTGTATTCTTTCTCAGATAATCCCACACCTTATACATACGCTCAAAACGGGTTGGTTTCTGAATCTTTCTCTTTGCCATATGTCACCTCGTGTTAATCATAATATGTTGTATTCTCTATTATAATAACAGTTCAGTCGGTTTTTTCCACCATTTATCAAAATTTATTAATTAATATAAAATTCTTTCATGTCATTTAACCTTATTGCTCCCAATGTTCCCTCTTTACCATAACATTTATAACCAGCTCCACAATCTATGCGTATAGTCCGTCCTGAAGGAGACACCCATATTCTCCTGTTATCAGTTGCAGTATGCCCCACAACCGATATAAACTGCTCATGTTCCTCCATACCTCTGATAAAATACTCATAATGTCCGTCTCCCATATATATCTTTCTTTTATCAAACATACGCTCAGGCGTAAAAAATGTCTGTGCATGTGCTATCTGGTATCTCCTGCTATTAATAGTGAGATTAATAAAAAATGGCTTTTCCTGTATCCATTCAGCAAGTCTTAGCATATCAACAGGTGTCAGCCGCTTCTCCATAATAGCCACCGTATTATAAGAAATATATTCCCCGATTTTTTTATGTCCGAATTGTTCAATAATCTGTCTTGCAACCCAGACATCATGATTGCCCTGTATCACCTGTATATTGGGATATTTTAATATTTCAAAATACAGCTCAACTGGCTTATCTCCACGGTCAAATATATCTCCATCAATAATCAGCAAATCATTCTCATTAAACTGTATCTTCTTTAACAGCCTTTTAAATCCATCTGCATAATTATGAATATCCGAAACCACATATACATTTCTATTATCATCTATTGTAATATCCATAAATATATGTCCACCTCTTTTTCACATTTACCTGCTATGTTCAAATGTATTTTTCTATGTTTAGTTCCGTCTTGGTTTGTCTGAAAGCACCAGCACCATTCTTTTCTTAAGATGAGTGTCATATTTTATTTTTTTATATGTTTCTTCTAAATCAGGGTTATTCTCCATTCCTATGCCATACACATACATACTGTCATATTTTTCTGAAATGTTTTTTCTATACTCATATGATTCACCTGACCAGTCCAGCTTATTGACAATATTAAACCATCTGCCAATCTGTAAATAAGGCTTTAAATCTTTAAATGTCAGACTATCACAAATGTTTCTTTCAATATCCCGTGGCTTATCAGATAATACTATCTCTATCGCCGGCTGCATTGTAAGATTGCTCATAGATATACTTACCTCACCATTTGGTTCTTCTGGTTCTGAATAAATATCCAGCGAAAACTCCACATCAGTCATTCCTACTCCATAAACATATAATTCATCATATTCCAAAGACGGAATATCAGATATCAACAGATAATTATGATAATCCCCATCTTCTAAGCAAATTGATAATCTTGTGTTTCTTGCCAGAAATCTTCTTATCTCTTTAAATTTAATTGCCATTATGATTCTCCTTATCTATAGACATTGTTTCCTACAACCAGCAATATTGCATTATCTCAATAAATAGTCCGCCTGCCTTAATAAAATTATCCGTTATTTGACACTCATTATCTTCAAGCCATTCATACTCCTGTAAATACATTCTGACAGCCGGATTAAATTTACTCATCATTTCCCCGATAAGAGGATATCTTGTTATGTAATCAAAATGTGTATCCAAATAATAACCATACCTGATAAATTCCCCAGTATTTTCAATAATCCAATCCACCGCCTCTTGTATGGTGTATTCTTTGCCATTAAATGTTACAGTAGCCATAGTATCATCATGAACACTATTATCCTTATACATTCGCATATGTGAGTATAACCATTCTGCAAATGACATATCCATATTAAAAATGTCGCGATAATCAAATCCATATCGATATCTTTGACACATTCTGTACGGCTTTTTCTCTATAATAAAATTACCACCATACACTTTTCTTGGTATTCCAAGCTGACTTATGTATTGATTTCTTCTTTTCATTAATAAGCTCCTTTCGTCTGGCTGTTCTTCTCTCTTTTATATGGTGTTTTGTGTTCAGACAAGATGACCTCTCGTCTATTATTTATTATAATGTCGGAGAGGTCGGGTTTTTTCGCCTTTTGGATTTATTATTTTGTTTTACTTAAATATATTTGATGTACATACAATACTATTTTGTATCATATTCCTCACATTTTTTTACAAATTCAACAAATTTTTTTACAATTTCTTCTACAGCTTTTTCAGCTTCTTTAGCTTCATATGCTACAGGTGGATTATAACAAAAGTTCTTTCCTTTATTATCTTGAATAAGCTTATCAAGTTTATTTACATGATTTTGATATGTTTTCGGATAACAAATGCCATCTTCATTGATATTTTCTTTATTTGTTCTATCAAATTGTATTTGTTTAAAAATGCAATTAACCTTATTATCTTTATCTATATAAAATCTCATAAAATTGATATTATATATTTTCCCATTATAATAAAATGGTAAATATTTATATAAGCCTCTCGTTACTTTATTTTTACCGCATCCTTCTCCCTTTTTACAATCAACTACTTTATCTATCACCATTTTATCATGCATTTCTTCAGATATTCGTAATTTTTTAGACCTTGCATTTTCAGAAGGTCTACTTTTTTCATATTTTATAACATCAAAAGTTTCTTTATTATTATTGCAGTATTCAATAAAATAATTATAAACTTTTAGTCTTAAATCTGCCTCACTCTGTAAAATTTCATCAGTAATTTCCATAGAATTGGGGAAAATATGAAAATTTTTAGTTCTCGTGTCATAAACTACTGGTTCTCCTGGAGTATCCACTCCATAGGTTTCAACACACTCTCTACGCACTCTACCATCTTCATTAAAACCATAAATAAACGCTTTCCCCGGCTCATATCCAGTAATTTCTCTAATCTTATCAATGTCATTCGTCATACCCATTGTAATAATCCTCCATTATTTCTTCAACATCAAAATCAACCACGAGAACACAAACAATACAACTCCTATGCACGAAACACCAAGAGCTGCTACTATGTCTGTTGAACCGCTATTTACCAGATCAACTATCGATAATACAGACGCAACAATTGAAATTAAGCCAAATACTGCTATGACAGTTGCCACATAATTCTGCATGTCAGAAGATTTCCTCTCCTGTTCGTCTCTTATGAGTTCAACCTTCTGCTCGATTTCTTCAAGTGCTTCATCAATTCCATTAACGACTAACAGACATCTGTATGTTTCGCAGACATTATTCCAGCGTGATACCTGCGATGATGCAAGCGTACCTGAAGCACGAAATTCCAACGCTTCTTTTTTAAGCATTTTCACTTTTCTGAAATACTTAAGACTCTGACGTTTATTGTCAATCAGAGTATTCTGAATTCCTTCATTAACCAGCATGCATGTACTTTTCTGGTGTAAAACCAGCATTGTAAGAAATACATCATCTCTTGACTGCTCTGCAACATTTGCCACTGTCATAACATCTGTTGCATACACATATGATATTGACTGTGATGTAATACAGGCTCCCCATCTGTATGAACACATATTAGTATCCTTCGCGCCGTATGTATATGCTACATCCTTTTCTGAAGGATCCGAAAAATCACGCGAAATGTCTATTAATTTATGTTCGTTAAATGTAATTCTTTCAATAGTTTCCAACTCATTAAAACGCCTGCTTACAAGTGCCACATTAAAAAGATATGTCTCTTTCACCGCCAGTTTCATATCATCAACATACAATCTGAATATATTACTGACCCCACCTATTGAAATATTACTTACAGTTTTAATTACATTTTCTTCAAAACTGCGATTGTAATTCTGTACATAACCCGGATTAATCAGCTTATCAATGTAACCCGCGTCAGCATTGTCATATGTAACAAGCACTGTGAAAAATGCTATTTTGTTGTTAAATACATATAACTGGCTCTCATTAACTGCCAATATTTTACCATCTGAAAAATGTACATCATCAATGCATGAATTTAAAATGTATCTTCTGACAAAACCATTTTCTTTCCTACATCTTCTTGCAAGAATATCTGACATATCATATGATGAAAAATCCGCATTTTCTGCCCCATCAATAGTAAGCTCTGTTAGGTTAAGACTACTTTCATACTTTAAAGGAAATATTACATATGTTCCCCTTATCGAATCAGAATACACCTGTCTGTTGTCATTAAATTCGTTCATAATCCCCCTTCCCTCAAGTCTTTATCTTTAGTTTTCACGACCTGATAATTTAGGTTGATTATATCACAAATTGTCTCTAAGGAGTATCTCTAAACGACTGTAGTATTGCAATTATTTCCTCTCTGTCTTTATCTGTAAGTTTAGCACTTGGCTCTGATCTAAATCCTGCTGAATTAGGGCATTCAAACATAAACGCCATAGAATATCCAGCACTTATATAATCAAATTTATCTCCAACTGATTTTTCAGCAGATGTTACCGCATACATCTCTGCACCATCTTCATATGTAATTGTCTGACCTGTTAGTGCATCAAAATTACTTGTATTCTTAATCTTCACAATCCAGAAATCATTTCCCGGATTATATCTTGACTTAGCTATTCTGCTCATAGCTGCACTTGTGTACTGTTGTCCAAAATTATACATAGATTTATCAACTATATATGGTCTTGCATCGTAACACACTTTTGCCCCATTTTCATTCTGTAATACAATGTACTCCCCATCATTGCCGACCCTTTCCGTAATAACTGTCCAATTATCCGGATAGTCAAAATAAAATGTCGTCTGCTCCGGGAAATATTCTGCCATTCTCGTCTTATATGTATGAAGCGGCCCTGATTCTTTTACATCTGTTCCTTGTGTTACCTGCTCCTGCGTTGGCTGCTCCTGTGTTGGTGCTTCTGCACTTGCCTCACTTCCCTTTGGCTTATCATCTTCTGGCTGCTCATTATATGTACATTCCTTCACAAACTGCTTCGTGCCATCAGCAAGTCTTTCATAATGAAGTGATTTGCTTCTTGCAAATGATGTAAATTCACAACTCTTACTTATATCCATTGTACAAAGAAGTGATTTCTTATTCTTATATTTAACACTTTTATCACCAACTCCAATTATGAAAACAGGACACTTAACATTAACATCAGAACATATCTGTCCATTCGGTCTGCCAGTTCGTGTTGCTTCTGCTTCTGCACCTATATCAAGTTCTGCATCTAACAACGGAATAGATCTCATTGTTACAAGCATTGGTGCTGTCCTGAAATACAATCCCATTGTTCCTTCTGCCTCAATTGATGTCTGCATAGATGAACGAAGCCCCATTGTTCCATTCACGCCTTTCCCTTTTTCATATGATACTCCTGCATAATATGGCACTTCTACTTTAAGATTAACTGAACCATCTACTGCTGGAACAATATATAACGCTACATTTACTGCAACAAGATTACTACCAATAAGTGCAGGTGTCTGACATAAAAGGATTCCATCTGAAAAATCACCTTCAACTCCGATTTCTCCTGAAATCTCTGAATCAATATCAACACCTACAGATGCATATTTTAACCCACTCTTAAGAGTATATTTAACCTGTGCTCCTACATTTATATTATTAACGTCCCATTTTATAGAGAAATTCTCACATTTTTTATTAAGCTTCTGTTTAATAGGAAGCTCGTATTCTGCCTCTGTATCATTATCTGTCAATGTAACTTCAAGTTCATTATCATCATTTACCGCTGCCTCTATTGAGAACCCCTTGGAATGGATATTACCAGACATATCTGCTGTCAGCATAGTTACAGGCTTTCCAGCCGACACCTTCACATTATCAAGTCCATAATAACTAATAATATCGTCAATTCCTATGCTTGCCGAATCTGAAACTATAAGAGTATTAAATACCTCATCTATCTCAGGGTCTTCTAATGAAAATGTACCATTTCCCATATCCTCAACGATTTTCTTTGCAATTTTCTCGCCCATATAATCAAATACAAATGTGTCACCTTTTTTCAGATTTTTGGCTGCACTTTCATCTATATATATAATATTTTCATCTTCTTTATAATCTTTAATATCAAAAAACTGAAGCTGAGAAATATTTTCTTTATAAGAAACATTTTCAATATCTTCAGGCCAGAATTCTCCATAATATAAATCATCAAATTTATCAAGAATACCATCAGCCTCCTGGTCAGAAAATCCTCTATCAAGCGAATCTTCTGCTATCAAGTTATTATTAATTGCAAGCTCTATATTGGTATTATCTGATATTGCATCATCAGTTCCAAGATATATCTGCATTTTGCCTTCGCTCATTGCACGCATTGAAGTAAGAGCCATAAATCCGCCTGATGCTATGTCATCATTACTAAATTCATCGCTATCTGTAATATATCCATATTCCTTAGCCGATTTTCTGTAATCATCTGCTTCAACGCCCATCTTATTGCATAACTTCTTAAGCCAGTCATAACATGTTATATCCTCATTTTTAGTCACTGCTGCCTTACACGAAACATTTATATCATTACTGCTTTTCTTCTTTGATGAAACACCCGTTATAACGCCTGCAGCTATTGCTGCAATAACTATTACCGTTGCTGATACTCCAATTATTATTTTTTTCTTCACAATGTATCTCCTTATGTTTTATGCATTATTTTCTATGAAACCAGCCAATAAAGTTTCCCGCTCTGTCAAATGCTTCAGTAGCTACTGATGAATCTGAACCACCGTCAGCAAATGAACATATTATGAGAAGAATTATTCCTATTACAATAATTGTCGCAAGTCCAATTGCCAATCCAATTATATTTTCCAATATCAGAATTGCAAGAGGCATGGCTGCACATGTAATTGCGGCACTCTTTGCAAATGAAAATATTGCACATCTACCCTCACTTATCATCATGACCACAATAAATAGCACCACAGCAACTGCAGCAATTATTGCAAAAATCTTGATGTTATCTCTTATACTGTTAATCCATTTATCAACAGCATTTGAAAATCCAACTTCATCTATTTCTTCATTATCATATAATTTCTCAAGTGTAGCGTACAATTTGTTATACTGATTGTATTTAATAAGGAACCATATTCCAGAAACAGCTATTAATATAAAATCTATTATTGCAAGTACCCATTTCCATATCTTTCTTTCAAAGAAAAGCATTATCAGTGCAAGTACTATCTGGACTATAAATATTATCCCAAGTGCCTTATACACTCCGTTATTAGCTACTATATGTACTGTTCCATTTGTAAATGTATCTCCAACACCAGCAAAAAATCCCTCTTCTGAGTTCTTGATTGTTGCTATTGCATGCGGATATCCGCCACCTGCTATGAACTTAATATATGCAACCACTGACATTACACCTATTACTATACTAAATATCCATGATACTGTTTTAGATAATGTCTTTAATGGGGCTTCTATAAATGCCTCCCCATAATCATCAATTAAATCTGTTATCCATTCAATAAATCTGTGCACTCTGTTTTCCTCCTCATATTTAACATTTTATCTATTCCTTTGATGATGCTTTATAAACTATTTCTCCTCCTTTCCTGCTAATCTCATAATTTCTATGACCTATACTGTAATTAGCCGATATCTCTTTTATTTCAGATAAATATCTGTCAACAGTAACAAGTTTTTCTTCCATTTCAAGCTTATTCAGGTCTGAGTCAGATTTATCAGATAATATGGTGTCGACCTTAACCCCAAACAACTCAGAAAACTTGCACAAAGTATCCACTGATGGCACACTCCTGCCACACTCTATATTTGAAATAGCAGAAGCTGTCAGTCCAATATCCCTGCCAAGCTGTTCCTGCGTGATTCCACGTTCAATTCTTAACCTTGAAATATTAATACCTATCTTATCCGTTCTCATATCTTTTCCCTACTTGTTGTATACCAAGTAATTATACAATCATTTATAAATTTCCAACATTTTCAAATACTCATAGTCCAACACTGTTAATGTAGTTTTCGTATCTGATAAATACTTTCCTCCTTCTTCATAATCATACAATTGACTATTTCCCCCAGCGGTCAACAAACCACATTTCTAAATTTTTTTCAAAAAATACCTTTCGGAATTCTTTATCGCAGTGCTTATCTGGTGATACAAACATATATTGTGAGTTCTATATTTTTTACAATCATACTTTACTATTTATATCAATAATTTGAATTTTGATTTGAATTAAATGATTTTAAATTAATGACTTTTGCTGATTCTGATTCCTATTGAATCAACAATATATTATAAAATAAAAAATAAGAATGTAGGTTTTCTGACATTGTTATATGCCATAATTCCTACATTCTTATGATTAAAAAAAATTCTATCTACTTCATCTGGAATCTAATGCTTAAGTGTATCCATACATAAAAAGTAACCCTGTTACCCATTATTCATTTTATAAACTTAAACTTCTATTTCTACTGCCATACCATTACATATTCCTTTTCTCCAGTAGCTTCATCTAAACCACTATTCTGAATTTCAAATCCCTCTCTTTGATAAAAAGATATTGCTCGTGTATTTTTTTGATATACATTCAAAAGCAATTTACTCCGTTTATCTTTTGCATAATTCAACAAAGCCTTACCTATACCATGCGATTGCATTCCTTCAGAAACAAAAACGCCCTCAACATATTCATTGTTTAGACCTATAAAGCCACGTATTCCTTGATTATCTTCATAGACATAGACCGTTGTCTGTAATAATAGTTCTTTCACTAATTCAAAATTACTTTTCCAATATTGCACAGATATAAAATAATGTGCCGTTATATTAGTGTCCAACCATATCTTTGCAACTCTATTTACATCTGCTTTTCGTAATTCTCTAATCATAACGGTAGTTCTCCTACAAATTCCTATTGAACAAAATCTTTTTATTTCTCCTGAATCATCTTAAAATGCTTCAGTACCTCCACAATTGTTCTCTCACTTATCTTGCGGACACTGTGGTTGCCTACTTTCTTCATTTTTAGAAAATTTATTTTTGTTTTAACTGGGACAAAAGGCAGACAGTCTCCACATGGCACGATACGTCCAGATTGATGTCAGTTTTCGGGAACCGGTCCAGACTAATGTAGACTGTAGCAAAATATCTCCGTTTGTTTGCGGAAACATATCAACAAATTCTGTAGCAAAAAAGTATTGATACAATTCGCTATCCATATCACAGTCTGAACCTCGCCCGTCTACGGAAAAAGTTCAACTTTTTATTCGTTTCTACTATTATAGTGATTCCAACATAAAAGTTACATTTGACGAAGAACTGCCATCGCCTCCACCTCGTCTGTTCTTCGTACAGAAAACAGGTCAACGGCTATTTTTCGCCCCGACTGATGGCTCATCTTCCATGCACTCAACCTTGGAAAACTGAAAATTTAGCAGAAAATTTTAATAGTGCCACTGCTACTTCTTCGCATTCTCTTCCAATTCCAGCACGTACTTATCAAAATCAGACATAAATAATCTGTCCTGAATGACGCGATATTTTTCAAATTCGGTTTCAGCTTTTGCCTTGGCAATCTCTGCTGTGATCTTACCTGCATCCTGAAGAACCTCTCTGTCATCAGCCATCAGGAATAAGTCCAGACGCTTTGCCCAGTCCTCCATCGTCATCGGAATGTGACGTTCTGCACGGTCCTCTGCCAAGTCCAGATAAGCAGATACAATACGCTCCAGTGAACGCATTTCCTGCTCACTCAGATAATTCTTCGCAACGCTCACATCACTTTTTACAATCTTGCCTTCCGGTGCTGCTGCCCAAGTGGTTAGTCCCATATGTGGCTTATCTACATCGGCTCGCTCGTAAATCAACTCCGCTGCTGTATGTCCATGAACCGCATAATGCATCTTGTTTTGGACCTTTGCAAAGAACTGCTTGGTTGTTTTGGCTGTTCGATCATAATCCAGAGCTGTAGCATAGATGTCCGTTATCTTCTGATAAAATCTACGCTCGGAGAGACGGATTTCACGAATCTGCTCAAGCAAACGGTCGAAATATTCTACTGTAAGCACAGAGCCACCATTTTTCAGACGTTCATCGTCCATGACCCATCCTTTGATGGTGTAGTCCTTCACGATACCATTGGCCCACTTGCGAAATTGTACAGCTCGCTCATTATTCACCTTGAATCCAACCGCAATAATCATTTGAAGATTATAATGCTTCGTATCACGAGTCACCTGACGGGAACCTTCGGTTTGAACTATTCGGAAATTCCGAATAGTTGAAGACTCTTCTAATTCACTATCTGCATAAATCTTTTTAATATGTTCATTTATCGTTGGCAAACCAACGTCATACAATGTGGCCATCATCTTCTGTGTCAGCCATATATTCTCATCCTCATAGCGCATCTCAATGCTGTCCTGCTGATCACCCACAGAGGCAACATAGGTTAAGTATTCTGCTGCACTGGAACGGATGGCTATTTCGTCTTTTTTCTTTTTCAAATAGGAGGCCTCCTTCTGGTTATTTCTCATCCATATTAAAACGTCTTTACCATAACAGTTATATCGATTGAATCATAATCTTTGATACATTAAAATTATCAAAAAAGATTTTTCATTAGGCTTTTCTCAGAATAAAATTTCATTTTAATGTCTTATCATTCAATAATAACTCACCAATTGTTCAAAAGATACTACTATGCCTATCTGTTTTAATAATTCCTTTCTTTGAATATACAACTCATGTAACACTTCTTTGTATGAGGCGCCATAATGCAACATATTATGGCAATTACTACAAAGTGACACAATATTTTGCTCTCTGTCCAAATCAATTCCTGGGAAATCACGATACGCCGATAATGGGATCAAATGATGTGGCTCTGTATAATTATCAGAACTATTTCTTCGTTTAAAAACAAAATGTGAATTATCTACTTCGCACAAATACTGTGCTCGCCTCAAAGCATTCTTCGACTCATTTTGTTTTCGTGGATATATGTATTGTGTTCTCTCCGCAATCAAAGGAGCCTCCCTTAAAGTAGTGTCATATTGAATTTCTTGATTGAAATATTCGATAAATTGTCGTTCCTCTGTACTCTCCGTTTGGAAATCTTCTCTAATAATTTCTTTAGCCAAAATATGTTTAGCTTTTTCTCTTGCTTTTGGGTCTACGCGTTTACTTTCTATGATAATACGTAATGCTTCCTTCTCCTGTCCCAACTCAAATATATGTCGAGCTCTTGGAATACGAAAGTTTTGACTTTCTGACTTCGATCCCGTATTTTCCAATAGGATTTTTTTGGCCAATTCATCTTTTGAAATGGACGAATCTTTGAAATCATAATAAAAATTTACAAATACAGCTTTTCCAACTGCTGCTAACGTTTTATTTAAATCTTCATACTTTGTATCCTTCAAAACATCACCCCTCAAACTACTTCCATTCCAGTACTCTTCAAATATTGGAAAATTCTATCATAATATTCCCTGTTCCTTGACGGATCTTCATCTGAACCTTCAGGAACATATATAATCAATCCCTGTCTTGCTCTTGTTAATAAAACTCTATAAGCATTTTTTAGATATCTCTGTCTTTGTTCCTGATTAACATGGTTCCATTTCGTACCCCTGAACTTAAAATAATCAAAACCATCTCTCGTATACCTGAAATCTGCATCCCAGGCTAATACTGCATAATCGACCTCTAAACCTTGCACTTTAAATTCAGACGCTGCCACTTCTAAATAATACGATGAGTCAACATTATCCTTTCCATTCAAAAACCACCCTACATGATTTATATCTGATGGAACCCATATTCCTTCAGCTCGCAGTCTTTTCCCTTCTGAACTTGCTAAAAGCCCATACCTTTCTGTCCCACGAGCCTTATCTTTTACCCATTTTTTTGCAATTTCAAAATTCCTTGTCAAAAAAATCGGATATGTTTGTTTAAGCTCATAATAAACACTTTTGGCATCATCTGCCCTTTCATCTAACAGCAATTTCACGAAAAGAGCTAATTTTTCACTTCTGAATGAGCGTAGTGAAACTCCTAAATGCAAATCTGAAATGCAATGGTACTCTCGTCCATTCAATAATGTTGGGATGTCTGATTTCCCTACATATTCTGTATCTGTAATTTTATCCGACAGATAAATCTTCCAATCGGGATAATTATTTGCTAAAGTTTCAAACCAATCCTGAATTCCTGCTTCTCCGTTATATATTTCTTGTCCACCACCTACAAGACAAACTATAACGGCCCAATCTTCATGTCGGTCCATAATGCTAATCAAAAATTCAGGTTCTGACTGATTAAAATCGGGAATCCCTTTTTTTCGCCTCATAAAATCAGCAAGCGACTCTTTGTTCCATGCTCTTTGAGCCTCATCAAAAATAGCTACTTTTTCTACTGGTGCCATATCTGTTGTTAAAGCATCATCTCTAAATTTATGAATAATTTGAATAAAGGCTTTCGTTTCTCGAAGAGCATTTTTCTTAGTTATGCCTTCTCTCTCCGCACGATCTATTGCAAGCGCATTTTGCAAAACATCAACTAGTGGACCATTTCCTGAAAGAAAAACAGCATGTTCATCTTCATTAAAATGATGGCGTTCGTTTGCTATATTCAAGCCTGCTAGAGTTTTTCCAGCACCAGGTACACCTGTAACAAAGCATATAGCTTTTTTGCTATTTTTCTTACACTGATCAATTATATTGGAAATTGCCTCTGTCGTTATTGTTAAATTCTTTGCACCAGCATCATTCCTAGAAATATCCTCGACATCATGTTTTCTATACAAAGCCTGCGCAGCTTCAATGATAGTCGGTGTTGGAGCATATCTTGAATTTATCCACTCCAGTGCAGATAACGACGTATCATTAATTCTCGAAATGCTCTCTCGAATAGTACTGCCAATATTGTCTTCATTACAAAAAAGTGTGTTATGAATATTATCTGGCATACAATAATATTCATTCTGTTTTTCTACCGCCTTTGTTGAAACATTGATCGGGACAAGATGCCTAGTCCTACTTTTATCATGAAAGTATTTCAAATCCAATGCATAATCCATCACCTGCTCTGTAGTAGATTTCTTATACTCTTTATCTCCAACCTTAAACTCTAAGAGAAAAATAATTCCTTCTATTATGCATATCACATCTACTCTGTGTCCCATTCTTGGTATGGTATATTCGAAAATAATATCACCTTGAGAAAATTCAGCTAATTGTTCCTTTAAAATTTGAATTTCCGATCTCCAAGCCATCTTTTGGAGATCGGTAGTCTCAAACTCGTCATTAATCAATAATTGGCCGAGAACAAGCTCATCATCCTCTAATATGAAGTTGTTTATAGAATTAAAATAGTATGCTCTTCGGCTCATATGTATCTCCTTATTTCTGCGATAATGCTTTATTAAGCTGACTAGCCAATTTCTTTGCTATAGCCTTTGCCATTATAGGTGGCACTGCATTTCCTACCTGCTGATATTGCTTGTCCTTTGTCCCACAAAAAACGAAGCTATCCGGAAAAGTTTGCAAACGAGCTGCTTCTCTTATACTTACTGCTCTGTCTTTTGTCGGATGTACCCACATTGATTTACGCACATTTACTACAGTACCAGACGGCTCATCATATTTTAAGCGAAGATAGATCGTATTCTGCGTTCTTGTAACATCTGTATACGTGTTTGTTTTCATTTCCTCAGATAAGGAATGAAAATTTTGTCCCTGATCTAATGCTTTAAAACGCGCCATAGCTGTTGGTGTCGTTTTAGTTATAATATGATTGTGCAATATCTCTGAGTCACGAAGTGTCAGCGCCAACTCACTCAAGCCAGTTTTAGCTTGTAGCTTTATGCCACTTTTATCATCAGATACATTATAGACCGGCTCAACATCTTCTAAATCTTTAATAGCGTCCTCAACTGTCCTATATGGACCGTCTTTATATTTTCCTTCTGGAAGTTTAACTACATCTGCAATATCTTTTCGAATACCCATTATTACAAAACGCATTCTTTTTTGTGGAGCTCCAAATTGTGTAGCAGATAGAACATCAGCCGAAATAGCATATCCGTCGTCATCTTTGTCCCCCTGGAGCTTTGCCTTTAAATAATCAAAAACGGCATATGAACGTATGTTAGCAATCAGCCCTTTATTGTCGGTATAGCTATCAACCACAATATCATTTTCAAATATCTCCTGTGCCTTACTTATCATTCTTTGGTACATAATTGCTGGTTCAATTAATGCCTTGATCTGGGATTCTTTTATTTTCCCAGCGTAAAAATCTAGTATTGCATTAAACGCAATCCTATCAGCAACAATGATGGAATCATCCTCATCACCCTCTGTGTGCTTCTCTGATATTTTAATTAAGCGCGATCTGTGTTTTTCTAATACATCTTTAAACTTAGTTGCATTCTTAGATGCTTTATAGATAACGTTCAATTCGAGATAATCGAAATCATCCCATTTATGTTGTTCTAGTTCTTGCTCAGACTGCACAATATTAATTGCTCCATCAAACATAAACTCTGTATCAAGTAAAGCCAACTCTGTATTAGCAGTTTCAATCACATTGCTATCCACTAATTCTCGATCATCTTCACATAAATAAAATCTATGAACATCTGATCTAAGCATACTCACATTTTCCATTACGAATGCTTTTGGTCTTAATTCCAAGATTGCTCTAATATACTGTTTCACCAGGGAATTATTCTGACTAATTGCATGATTTTTTTGCCTATTTGCATTAGAAAATCCCTGACAAGGCGGTCCTCCAATCACAACATCAATATCGCCATATTTTTCTTTTATTTCTGCATAGTTAGCATCTCTAACATCACCAAATACAGCTACTCCCGGATGATTTTTCTTATAGGTTTCCTGCATTGCAGGATTAAATTCATATGCAACTTTTATATCGAATTTTTTTGTTTGCATAAATCCCAGGCTCAATCCCCCGGCACCTGCAAACAAATCTATTGTATTAAACATAGTTCCTCCATCTTACGCTTCAGTATTAAAGCCTTCTTCGGAGGCTTTGCGCAACAATGCAAGTAAGCGTTTGCATTGATATGTATTTGGTATTTTAGCAGGCATTTTACATGCAATCGCTAATGCAGACACATCTGTAGGTGTAACCATATGATTTCTAACAACAAACTCCGATAATCGCATCCACATTTCTACAGGACAATTAACAACCGTTGTCTGTGCCTGAATTTCATTTACAACATTTTGCTCTTTCTTAGCGGATTTCTGTGCAGCCTTCTGTTCATCGATAGTAATTAAACAATTCTCAATATCTTCAGGAATATCAATATGTATCTTCTTTACATCTTCCCAACAATCATTTCTCTTACACCACTGAGTAACGTTTGCGACTTTTCTTGACGGATCAGTTATTCGCAGAAGGACCAACTCTGCCAATGCTATTAAAACTGTACCCACTTGTTCGGGCACACTCTGCCTATTCCATATCAACATCAAATCAAGTTCTTGTCCTTGATATTGGCTATGTAACAATCTTCTAAATTGTGCCAATGTGTAATATATGATATTTGCACGGTATCCACCCTCGTACCAAGGCTGTTTTGGTATAGTCTTCTCCAGATATTGGAACAAAAGAATCAAGGCTGCAGTAGTTTGGAAATATCTCTCATTAAACTGCTCCTCATTTGCATTCCATTGCTCATCAATGTACTCTGCAAACGAATTAAAATTGGTCTGCGCACCCTTGCTTACAACCTGAGGGAATCCTCTCCATGCATTCTGAACCTTTGCAAGATCTGTTTTCTTAATCACCTTATTTTTAGGATGTTGCAACTCAAATTGTTTTTTCTTTGCAGGTGTCAAGCGCATTTGTTCTTGCAGATATTGTCCTCTTGCTCTTTCATAAAACCATTTCGTTTCATACTGTGCGCCTTCAGATGCCGGTGCAAATAAGTGTCTTGATATTTGTTCCATACGACGATGAAATGGATGAGATGCAAAAAAGTCTGCATCACTAACCTTATTCTGACTGTTTGATGATCTAGAAATATTTCTGATCAACTCGTCTGACTCTTCTGGTGTTGATTCATCAATTGAAGTCAATTTCATTTGCACAAAAATAGATGACAAATCTGCTTTGTCTTTATATCTTGCATTTGAAATAGAGGCCGTTGTCTGTCCACCATTAATAATCTGAAAATCTCTAACAAAGGTGATAAATCTTCCATGGTTTGTATCCTCTATCTCAACATCCATTGCAGTTGCTGATATACCGTTATTAAACGCAAAAAACATCTGCGGATTGTTCAAGATAGTCCCTCTTATTTTCTTATTGACCGCCACTTTAGTAGATAAGAATGATCTGACATTTCCCTCCAAAAGTTTACTTCCATACTTGTCATATATATCAGCCAAAACAGTTCCAGGAATTACTCCCAGATAGCTACTGTACTGTTCTGTAGACGCTGAGCTAGCTTCTATACACGGAATACCTTCACCACAATATTTCTTAAAGTCAATCTCAATAATCTGACGGCCTTGCTCTGAACAACAGACTCTGAACAAACGATCAATATCCCATATCTGACCTTCTACCGGAATAGAATTATAGTCATCAATTTCTACGGTCTTTATAGCAGCACTCATATCTGCATCGGTAAATACAAGAAAACGATATTTACGAATCGCCTTTTTGTTATACCTTAAAAGATCTACTAAGTCTGCACATGGTGTACTAATCTCTATTTCTTGATATAAATTAGTTGTCAATGCTACATCAAGAAATTTCATAAGCAAGCCAAAATCCTTATTCGCAGCTGTTCCGGTAAGTCGGCGTTCCAAATCATTACCATCAAAATCTGCAATAATAAGATTCATCGTATTATCGAATTCATCGTATACATAACCGTCTACTCTATAATTACTACGCCCACTTTTGCCTTTATAAAAAGACGGTGTGAAATCTGATAACGTCTCAGTATCAATTAGATACTGCGCCATATTATCTACAAAGGATGCACATGACCCTTCTCCTGTAACTGCTGCAGCAGTTTTTATACTCTCTATAAAATCTTTTTTAAATTCGGTAGAATCCATGCTAACATCCTCCCATTTTCGTTACTTTTCCCAGCTTTTTATGCTAGGGATATCTATCTGATAAACAGCATTCGTTATTTCTATCGGAACATCAACTCTACGTATTCTCGGAAATGATTCATTTGCAGTGTATACTTGCTTTGAGGACACACTAAAATGCTGTTTATCATATTCTTTCATGTCAATATAACCTGCGGCGCCAAGTTTTAATATTAGCTCATCTGGATTTTCACCGTGTCGTGAAATCAACTCTATTACCTCATGAACCAATCCATATAACGTGAATGATTTTGGTTCATCCGGTGCACATTTATCGATACGATAAATAACCAATTCGCCTTCATCATTTCTATCTAATTGCTCAACAGAAGAAATTGATATTTCTGAAGATGAAGCACCTGTAGATTTAATCTCATACCAACAATCTGCATATACAAAATCTTGATCTGCTCCTTCTGAACCAACCCAGCCTGCTAAAGCAACAGACGGTAGCATTCCATTTTCTATTTTTTCCTTCAGGAACAACAACTCTCCAATGAGACCTTTCTGTGTATTACTACCTAATACCGCATTGCTTTTATGGTCTAATAGTTTTAACCATGCGTTATATCTGCGCAATACTTTAAGCAATGCAATATCATCAGTTTCTACATTGGAATACTCGATAATATCTCCTGCCATTGTTATAAAAACATCTTCCTGTTTTTGATCCATCAATGTAAAGGAAATTGCATATTTTCCATCCTTCCTCTGATTACATGAAGCATCGATACATTTTGACGAATCTATTTTTTTAATTGCCTTTTGGCTCACTATTACGACAGACTTATGCTCCGGTGTTGCATATCGAACATACCACTCAAGCGGATGTTTTACAGATAATTTCAATGCTCCACCAGAATAGTAATTAATAGTATTCCACTTTTCTCTTAATTCATTTTCTTTACCACCCATTACATATCCTCATCGTCATCATAATTGTCATAAACGTCCACCCAATTTCGCAACTCAATTAAGTTAACCTTATAATTTGCAGTTTCAGTGGAGCCACTAGTTTTAGGTAATCCCACTCCTAACGCGAATAAAAATTCAGGTAAATCTTTATTCTCAGACTTTGAATAATCGGCTTGTATTATATGTAGCATTAAAATAGGATCTCTGTTGGCTATCAAATACGCTTTGTCCGGAATATTTTTCTTATTCTCATTTCCTGGTATGTTTCTATATGCTTCTTCCGCATCTTGAATCTCTTTTTTCGTTAATCCAATTCGTGTGCATCCACCAGCTCCAACACGTAACTTAGTACCACTCACACTGATCATTTTCTTATCAGCTAAAATTTTTCTTTTTTCTGTCCCTTCGATCTCTAATATTTCTTCACCACACTGCAACGGCTCATCGTATGGAATACCGGATCCAGATTTTATCAATACTACATCCCATCCATTGCTCCAATGATGACTCTCTATAAATTCCGCAAGTGCCCTACCATTGAAACTCAAATGCCATGGATTTGTCTCGAAATCTAGCAATAATTGAGCAATATTATCCCCAGGAACATTTTTCCAGTAATAATGTCCTCTCGTACGCTCTTCATCAAAAAATCTATCTCCAATACTACTCAATGAATTTACAAAATTCTTGAATGCTGTCTTATTTGAAGCCAAAATGTTTTTTGATGCTTTTAATCTAGGTGTCTCAAGTAAATTACCAGAGACTGTAACAGGACACGTCAAATCAGTTGCTGTACGCATTTTGTTTCGCGCAGTCACGATTAATGCGCCAGGATCTTGTCGAACTTTCAGGCCAAAGTCTCTAGGAGTTTGATTCGCGTTTCTCATTTTCGAGATTTCTTCCTTAAGTTCAGCTGTTGCTCTAGTAATTTGTCCGTACCAATCGATTGCTTCCGGTGTCATCCATACCTTTGCAACATCCCCATAGTTTGGTCTATATCCGAACCAACGCCCCATCTGCAACAAAGTATCATACATCTTTGTATTACGATGGAAATATGTTACGCCAAGGCCCTCTAATGTCAAACCTCTAGACATACTATTTCCACCTACTGCAATCACTCGTAAACCATCATTCTTATGATTAAAATAGTCTAAGCTTGCAGCACCAGTTTTCATATTTACCGCACGAACTTCAATAGGGGAAATTGCCTTATGCAAATAATTTTTAAGCAAGTTTTCCCATTCTATTCCCACAATTCCGCTCAAATGATACTTGTCCCAAACAACATGCATTGCTTTTATGTTTCTGATTTTTTCACTTTGAGAAAGTGGTAATTTAGCATAGTTTCTAACATCTGATTTTACCTGATCTAACCAAACATTCAGCATTTCTTGTATCTGATTTTGAACATTGGTATAAAGGCTTATATGTACCATCATAGATCTATGTTCTGTAAGATCACCTCTATAGTCACGAATTGCATTTAGCAACAAGAAATAATATGCGGCTTCATATAGATCCTCTGGTAAATCTTCTACCACAAAGTCTTTTTTATGTTTCGGAGGGAAGCACGCTTCTAACTCTTCTATATCAATCTCTTGGAGCATGTGATCGCTATCAGAATTTTCACCAAATATCCTATCCGCGCCAATATAATTAGTAGGAGCAGACAGCGCATAAATAAAATCAGCTGGAAAAAGATCATCGTCTTTTTCCGGATCAATAAAAATATTTGCAAAAGGCGTTGCTGTAATACCTAAATAAGTAGTTTTACTAAATAAATTCAATAAACGTCTGATACAGTCATTAATTGCAGCAGGCTGAGAATCTTCGTCTTTCGTATTAACTGATGCGTTGTCAGCCTCATCATCAATTAGCATAAGCGGAAGATCAATCTGTCCGGCGGCATTTTGCGTATTATTATCTGACAGCCACTTGATTAAATTATTCAAAATCCTTTTATTCTTCTTCACCACTAAAATAACAGGACAATTAACATTTTCGATGCCCAAATTATTGTTTCTCAGAATACCGCTATCAAAATCTTTAGTTACAGAAGTAAACGCAACGATTTTTTTATCTGTTCCATATCTTCCTACTCCGACCGGCTGATTCTTTATACCCTGTTCAGCTTTAGGATCCAGATAATATTCGCTCTTTCTTCCGGTGCATTCGGCATCTAATCTTTCTTGTGTTTGCTTACGTAAGTTCTCCTGCATACCAGCTAAAACAATAATAATTCGATAACCAGTATCTGCTGCTTTATTGCAAATAGCTGTGTAATTAGCCGTTTTACCAGACTGCACGTCACCAAGCACCAGCCCTTTTATTGCAAAATGATCTTCTAATGGATCGCCACATAAATCTAATATTTCATCAGAAACTTTTCCTAGATTTGTTGTAACTCTTGGATTCCAATGTTTAATTTCTTCCAGATACTTCTTGTATCTATTCCAAAAGAAGAAATCGAAATCTGCTCTCTTGGAAGGCAACCAGGACTGATGCCCGTTATTACGATCGTTAATATATACTCCTACATCCATCTGGATGACTAACGATTGCTTGAGTCTAGAAATTATCTCTGCGAATTCATCATCTGAAACCGGCATAATAGGTGCATTTGTATTTCTTAACAAAGTTGCTTTCTCCAAAAATTCATCTTCTGTAGGTGGAACTTCCTTATAAAGATTGTTAACAACTGCGGAGATTAAACTTTCTAATTGTTCGACATTTGGATTAATCATTTTTCAAGATCTCCTCCTTAAGTTTCTCTATTATATCAAGATGTGACGAATATGGATCAATACAAGCAATGGCATCAAGCAGATTACATTTTTCTTGCTTGTCAACACACATCGTAATCATTTCCTGTAGTGATTTTACTATTTCTACATCTGACTGCTCATTATCATTGGTAATTTGCTCATCATTATTCAAATCCACATATAATTGATTAAGAGGCAATCCCATCTCAATCTGTTGCAACAATGCATTTAATGACACCTCTATATCGGGATGTGCTTTAATCATTTGTTGCACAAGTGGATGCTCGCGATTAACTTCATAATAAAATCCGCCTTGCTTATTTTTCATGCGATTCCAAACGTGAGTTTCTGTATCACTTATTTCCTTTTTACCTCTGAAAGTCCACGTTCTTTTGCTCCGTTCAGCAATTTGATTAATAATTATCTCCAAATTCTTTCTAACTTCTGCTGGAGGCAATGCGGACGATTTCTTTATGTCTAGAGTCCACAGATCATCTAATGTGTTTGGGATATCAACACGGATTCTGGCAAGTTTTGATAAGTCTCCTTGCCTCATCATTCTGAACCAAGTACCCCAAACCAACAATCTTTTGTTCCTGTATACATAAAACCCTTGTTGTTTTCGAAGTCCATCCTTCCCACCAAGCATTTTAATTTCATCTGATGTCAGCTTAGATATGTGAGGAAGAATATACGGTCTCACTAATATCTTATTGCCCTGAATAACTAATGTTTCATCATCCATGGCTTGAACACTTTTCTCCGTCAAAAATGGGTCAATTCCTTTGATTTTTTCTCCGTTAATTGACAGTTTAAGTTTTGTGATCCCTGATTCACCCGCTAAATATCTGTGGTAAACAAGAGAAAGGTGATCTCTGACTCTATCAATTTTACGTCCTAACGATAGTTCAAAATTGATCTCGCCAGCCTTGAGACGATCTAATTTTTGCCAGACTACTAATGTGCCTGATTCGAATTTTATCAATTCATCAAACTGAGGTATTTGTTGGATATCTTCCTCATCAAGAACATTTAAGGACCAATCTCCTACTTCTGTAACATGATCTATATCCCATTGACGTCCTTCCAAATTATCTCCTTGCTTAGAAATGACAGTCAGACATCTACACTGAGATAAAGATGCAGTTTTTAGTCCTAAGCCAAAGCGTCCTAAATCTTTTTTATCCCTTTCTTCAGTTGGATTCTTACTTCCATATTGCATCGCAACATCAATTTCTTCTTCGGTCATTCCTTTTCCATTATCGAGAATTGCAATATATGCACCGTCTACCGGAAAAAAATAGATATCAACATTCTTTGCATTTGCTGCGATACTGTTATCAATAATATCTGCCACTGCAGCCTCAAGAGAATATCCAATAGCCCTTGTTGACTCAATTAAAGTAGGCGCATAGGGTGGCAAGCTTTTTGTTTTCATTTACAGATCCCTTCCTTAGCTAAACGAGCGTTTATTCATTTTCATCCGGTATGAATTCCATAATATCCCCGACATCACATTTGAGTTCGTTACAGATTTTTGCTAATACTTCTGTAGTAACATTTTCATCTTTACCTAGTTTTGCAAGTGAAGATGAACTGATTCCTGCATTCTTTCTCAAATCTGATTTTTTCATATTTTTATCAATCAGTAACTTCCATAATTTGTTATAACTCATCTTCATACTGGTTTTACTCCTCTATATTCCATGACCTTCCATACAGTTCACAATTATCATTTGAAAGACGAAGAACACAATTCCTCTCTAGAATATCCCTAGTTTCCGGTCTGCAATCACCCTGCTTGTCATAAGCAATAAACACTTGTTTCTTTGTGCTATTATAGATTTTTATAATTCCATCCTCGACATTCTTTTCGAGATTTTTAAACAACAACGAATCATGTGCCAACGCCGGAAGTGCTGTAGAAAAAAGCATCGCCAGATCATAAACTATCATTCCTTTATAATTTGATCCTGTTCCCGTATCCATAGGCGTTTCAAATTTATAACTATCATAACGATTGAAGTGGATATACGGTGGCTTACGCTGAGTCGAAAACAAGGAATCATTAAACTCTTTCATTTTATCGTTCAGAGTTACTTCAATTTCTCTCAAGATATCTTCAATGCTACGTCTTAAAACTTCATCCGCATTGGCCTTTGCTTCCTGCAATTCTTTTTGCTTTAAGAACGCCTGATTCTGGGTTCTCAATGCATTTATTTCTCCTGTGATAGCAGAATGTTTATCCAAAAATTCTTTAGAAATATTACCGACAAATCCAAGTTCTTTTATTTGGGTGTTTACTATTTCCAATTGTTCTTTTATGATATCAATTTCACCCTTTATAGCATTCTGTTCACTTTTAAACTGTCCGTCTAATATTTTTGCTAATTTCCGATGGTACTGCTCCACTTCATATAGCTTTCGAAGATTCACTGTCGGAAAGTATTGTTGTAATGCAGCTATATCTGCCTCTGTCGGATACAACCCATATTCCAAGCTCATATTAACAAGTCTGAGTCGCATTTTTTTTGATTGTAGCACTGTCTCTAAATTAAGCTTTATTGTTGTTAATTCCGCTTTGCGTTTATTTTTCTCAATTTCTTCATCAGTATGACCTTTTTCTGCAACCTCCATTAAAGTTCCCAGTTCCTGTTCTAACGCGCGAATTTCCTGAAGATTTTCTTCATACTTCTTTTTTCCACCGACTAAATTGGAGATAAACTCATATTTTCTTGCAGTACTGTAGGCAGCAAGTCTATTTTTATGTTCATCAACGCTCTGTTTGAACACTTCGATATCCTTATACTTATCAAAAAGCGTCAAAATAACATTGATAGATTTTTCCATATTTTGACCCGGAATTCCTTGTAGCGGATTAAGTTCATCATGGTTATTCTTTCCATAGATTCTGAAGAAACTACTAAGAGCTTTCCTAAATGATATTCCGGCAAAATCCATGTTGTAGTTAACCTTTAACCAGTTCGCAAACTCTGTTTTCGTATAAGACTTATCAGTTCTACGATAATGATTGTCACAAATATAGAAGGTATCACTATCACCGGTATTTCTCTCAAAATAATATCTGATACCATTAAACTCAAATGCAAAGAATATTGAGTGATTACCTTCCTGTTTAACGCCATCACTTTTAACATAAGTATCTCCACCGAATACAAAATCAATTGCCAGTAACGCTGAAGACTTACCTATTGACATAGCTCCATCGTTCTTACCCAGAATTACATTTAAGCCTTTCCTAAATATGATAGGAGGTCGTTCCTTACCCTTTTCCTTAAACGCTGGAGACTTCATTTCTATAAGCATATGAACACCTCTCCCTCATCATTTATGTCTGTAGCTCCTAAAGCATACAGACAATCCATAACAGACATAAAATCTGTTGCATCATCCAGTAACGGTCTGATTTGCTTGTACAAATCAACAACCGGTACTGGTCCATTCTTAATTGCGTCAAGTACAATTGGAATCTGTGCTAACGTACTCTTTTTATATGAATATAATTTATTAGGTAATTGCATCGAATACCTCACAGCTCTGAACAAAGTACGATACTACAATCTGGCACAAAATCTCATCCATCAGACTAACCTTATGGATTTTCTGTGCGATTTCATTAAAAATATCGACCTTCGACTTCTTTGCTTTCTTTAATTTCTTATACATAGCATGTATTTGGTCTTGCACTTCATCATAATCAATCTCACCACGCTTGTCTGCATTTGTCATAATCTCCCTAATGCGAACATAATACGCATTTACATAGGAATTGATTGTCATGTATAGTGCAAAATCATCTTCAGGACTTATTTTCTGTGTTATCTCTTTAGGTTCAAGAGAAGCATTAGATAAATCCTTCTGATTCAGTTTTTTAACCTTTTTCAGGACATCAACTATTCCTTTTTCAAGTGACAAGTTTTCCAATAGTGCTACGTTTTGTCCATGCCCAACCAAAATCTTTTTTACTCCAATCAATTGCTTCGTAACCTTTGTGCTGGAATCAATTGAATATGTAGCGTAACAGTTTGGACATAGCGCAAGAAGATTATTTACTTCTGGCGCTTTTTTCTTATCTATTAGAGATACTTCGTAAGATGAAGCTATCTTGCCAGCTCTCGAAATCATAAGCTCTCTTCCGCATCCCGGAAATGGACAGGTGTGATTCGCTTCGTTCACAAGATAATCCCCATATTTATTTTTTAATTCTAATGCATTTTTCTGCTGTGCTTGTTTTTCAAGAACACTCTGCTGAACAAGACCAGCCGAAGAACGAATTATCTCAATGAAGCAATCCGCTAAAAGCTCACCTATATTTGCTTCCGTTGCTGTTGCGTCATACGCCTTGAAATCGTCTGCCAAAAGTTCTCTTACCGTTACAGACCTTTGATTAATTGATTCAACAAACAAATTTCTATCAAGTCTGTAAACAATACTCTCTGCAAACTTTTTGCTTAATCCACGCTTTGAATAATTTCGAAGCGTGTTTTCTTTTGTCAGTTTAGTCGACGGGTCCTTCTGTGTACCCCATTCTTCCTCTGACACATCTGTAATCATGGCAATCAAATCACGGAAAAAATAAGGAACATCTGCACCATCAGATATTCGCTTTTTCAGTATTGAGAAAAAATCTTTAAATTCCACGAAGCACAACTCCTTCCGTTTTGAACCATGATGAACCACGATGAGCCAAACGAGACCCAATCTGACATAGGTCTTTTTATATACTTGTTTTGACAAAAGGGAACAACACTGTTCAGGTCAAAACCACATTAAATATTATATCAGTTATGTGTCCGTTTGTCAAATTTCATATTTGCGTTATGGACATATTTAACTTTTATCAAATTTTTATAGCGTGATATGGACTCATATATCAATTCACCATCTTCGTGGCCACGTGGTGTGTTCGTAATTGATATATGAAAACAAAGTTGAATAGAGTGCCAGCTTACGAACGGCTGGTCACCGGAAAGAAGCGGAGTTATCCGCATGAGGTGACCATCTTATAAAAAACACTGGCAGCCATAACGGTTATCTCCGCTTCAAATATGAAACCAACGGAGTTAAATGTTATGGCAAACAAAGACAATCAGAGCAAACAGTATCGTATCTACATCAAGGAATCCAAAAGCTGGGTAGATGTCAACAAGGAGTTCTATACGAACTACTATCGTGACATCAACACCTATCGCAAGCGTCAGCAGGAACATGGCCGCTGTGTCTGCCCTGCAAGCAAGCGCTACTTATGCGACATGGATTGCTTAATCTGTCCTTATGCCAAAGCTGGCGATCAGCTTTCTCTCGACAATACTGTAAGTGACTCTGACGGAAACGAAAAGAGCTGGCTTGATGATATGCCAGATGAGTCTGCAGCTATCGCTGAAGTATTAGAGGATGCAGAACTTCTTCGCGCTCTCTATGCAAAGCTGAATGAGCTGGACCCGGAAGGTCGTCTTATCTGTCAGCTTGTTATGCAGGGAAAATCTGAACGTGACTGCGGCAAGGAAATGGGACTTTCTCGCAATACCTTTGTATATCGTAGGGACAAGCTGTTCCAGAAGCTCCGCTCCGAGCTTAAGGACTACATCTAATATGAACGGTCGTCCTCTGATTCCTCAGGGGACGATTTTTCTTTTCAAAAAAGTTTCTTATATTTTTCGGCCAAACGGCCATCTCACCTCCATTGAGTAGTGTAAGGCGAAACAAAACGACCTACAGAAAGCGAGGTGAATATCATGAATCGGACTTTTCACACCAGAAGCAGTACTGACGCAGAAATGATTGCAACTCTCACTGCAATCAGCCAGGTATCCGCAAGAATGGCGAAGAATCTCAGAATCATCGCCGCACACAGACAATCCGAGGAAGGAGGAAAAGTAAATGTCAAAAATGAACGATATGGCTATGACCATCGAAGAGCTGAGAAATGCTGCCACTGCTATTAATGATGCAGCAAACTGGCTCACACAACAGTTTTCGTCTGATGATAAGCATCAAAATAGAGATATTGATGCTAAACAGGAAAAGAAAATGAAATCTACACTGACCCTTGAGGAGGTCCGAGCTGTTCTGGCTGATAAATCTCGTGCCGGACATACAGCTGAAATTCGAGAACTTCTTAAAAAGTACGGTGCAAGCAAGTTGTCACTCGTAGACCCGAAACATTATGAAGCCCTGCTCAGAGAAGCGGAGGTGCTCTAATATGCCACCTAAAGGACATGCAATCCTCTCCGCATCCTCGTCTGACCGCTGGCTCCACTGCCCACCATCAGCAAGGCTCTGCGAAACCTATGAGGATAAAGGTAGCAACTATGCTGCAGAAGGCTCCGATGCCCACTCCCTTTGTGAGTACAAGCTCCGCAAGGCTCTCGGCATGGAAGCTACAGACCCTACCGAGAATCTCGACTGGTACAACGCTGAGATGGACGATTGTGCTACCGGCTATGCCAGCTTCATCATGGAGCTTTTGGAGGAGGCCAAACAGACCTGCTCCGACCCTGTTGTTCTGATTGAACAGCGAGTGGACTTCTCTCGATGGGTGGAACAAGGCTTCGGAACCTCGGATGCCATTCTCATCAGCGACGGCACCATGCACGTAATTGACTATAAACACGGTCTTGGAATTCTCGTATCCGCTGAGAACAATCCGCAGATGAAGTGCTATGCCCTTGGCGCACTGGAACTCTTTGATGACATCTACGACATCGATACGGTCAGCATGACCATCTACCAACCCAGACGCCAGAACGTTTCTAGCTACGAGGTCAGCAAGGATGACCTGTATCAGTGGGCTGATGAAGTTCTGAAGCCTACCGCAGACCTTGCCCTTGCCGGTGACGGAAACTTCCTATGTGGTGAATGGTGCGGATTCTGTAAAGCAAAGCATGAATGCCGAGCTAGAGCGGAAGCCAATCTTCTACTCGCACAGCACGATTTCAAGCTACCGCCACTGTTGGAGGATTCGGAAATCGAAGTCATCCTCTCCCGTGTCGACGAACTGGTCGCTTGGGCAGGTGACATCAAGGAGTATGCACTCCAGCAGGCAATCAGCGGTAAAGAATGGACCGGCTGGAAGCTGGTCGAGGGTCGTTCCAACCGCAGATACACCAGTGAAGACGCCGTATCGAAAGCTGTCAAAGCTGCTGGTTTTGACCCTTACGAAAAGAAGCTGCTTGGTATCACGGCCATGCAAAAGCTGCTCGGTAAGCCTCGCTTCGAAGAGATCCTTGCAGCCTATATTGAAAAGCCACAAGGCAAACCTACTCTTGTGCCGGAGAGCGATAAACGTCCGGCAATGAACACAGCAAAAAATGATTTTATGGAGGAATATGACAATGAGTAAAAATGCAAAAATGACAAATCCCATGAAGGTTATCACCGGTCCTAACACACGCTGGAGCTACGCCAACGTCTGGGAACCGAAGTCCATCAACTGTGGCACTCCGAAGTATAGTGTCAGCCTGATTATCCCGAAGTCCGACACAAAGACTGTCGCAAAGATTGAAGTTGCTATCGAGGCTGCATATCGTGAAGGTGAATCCAAGCTCAAGGGCAATGGCAAGTCTGTACCAGCTCTTTCCATACTTAAAACTCCTCTTCGCGATGGCGACCTTGAAAGACCGGACGACCCTGCTTACGCTGGTAGCTACTTTGTGAATGCTAATGCGACCTCTGCTCCAGGCATCGTAGATGCAGACCGCAATCCTATCCTCACTCGCTCTGAGGTTTACTCTGGAGTCTACGGTCGTGCCAGCATCAGCTTCTATGCTTTCAACAGCTCTGGTAATAATGGCATCGCCTGCAGTCTTAACAATCTGCAGAAGATTCGTGATGGCGAGCCTCTTGGTGGTAAGGCTTCTGCTGAATCTGACTTTGCAACTGATGACGATGATGATTTTCTTGACTAACGGATGTGACAAACTATGGAAACAATCATGATTAGCACAATTCTTGTAAACATCTGTATCGGCTGCTTCGCGTGTGTTGGCCTTACTACTGCAATCTCCATGATTCAGAGCATCATCAATGACCACAAACGCGAAAAGCGTGAACAGGAAAAGGACAAGCGTGATCTCGAATACCATGAAAAACGCATGAAAGACTTTAAGTAATCTATAAACCTGCTGGCGGTGGTTTTACTTACGCCAGCACATCTTTCGACAAAAGGAGACAATCTATGAATGAATTTGCAGAAATCTTAAATCTATTTATTGCTAATGTCATCGCATACACCTTTTTTGTAGCGGTATACGGCTTCATCATTTATAACGTAGGGAAAATTATTGTCTATCTTATCCGCTATGCGATATACCACATCCGCCGTGACATCAATAAATACAAATCCAATAAAGATAAACAGTAACACGGCAGGCGGCAGGGATTTCTCTGCTGCCTGTTTTGTAGAAAGGACAATCTCATGAAAACACTCAGTATCGATATTGAGACCTACAGTGATGTGCCTCTTCAGAAAACAGGCGTCTATCGCTATGTGGAGTCTCCCAATTTTGAAATCTTGCTCTTTGCCTATAGCGCAGATAACCAGCCCGTTCAGGTGATTGACCTCGCCTGCGGAGAACAGATTCCAAAAGAAGTCCTTCTTGCCCTGGAAGATGAATCTGTCATCAAGTGGGCGTTCAATGCAGCTTTTGAACGCATCTGTCTTTCTCGTTTCTTAGGATACCCGACAGGAGAATATCTGGAACCAGAAAGCTGGCGTTGCTCTATGATTTGGGTAGCTACGATGGGACTCCCACTCTCCTTGGAAGGTGTCGGTGCTGTTCTTGGTTTGGAAAAGCAAAAGCTCTCAGAAGGAAAAGCCCTCATCAAGTACTTCTGCCAGCCCTGTGCTCCCACGAAGACCAATGAGCAGCGTAGAAGGAATCTCCACTTCCATGCTCCGGATAAATGGGCCATGTTCAAGAAATACAACATCCGTGATGTGGAGACTGAAATGGGCATTCAGCAGAGACTCTCAAAGTTCCCGGTGCCAGCTCAGGTCTGGGATGAATACCATCAAGACCAAGAAATCAATGACCGTGGTGTACGCTTAGACATGGATCTTGTTGCTACTGCCATCGAAATGGATACTCGTTCAAGAACGCAACTGGTCGATACGATGAAGGAAATCTCACAGCTGGAAAATCCAAATTCCGTCCAACAGATGAAAGCATGGCTTTCAGATAATGGATTGCAGACAGACACCCTTGGCAAGAAAACTGTTGCAGAACTCTTAAAATCTGCTCCTCCGAAGCTCTCTCAAGTCCTCACCTTAAGGCAGCAGCTAGCAAAATCCTCCGTCCGTAAATATCAGGCAATGGAAAAGACCGAGTGCGCAGATGGTCGCGCCCGTGGCATGTTCCAGTTTTATGGTGCCAATCGAACCGGTAGATTCTCCGGTCGTAATATTCAGCTACAGAACCTACCGCAAAACCATCTATCGGACCTTGCAGAGGCTCGCTCTTTAGTGCGCTCTGGCAACTTTGAAGCTGTGGAACTTCTCTACGAAGATGTTCCGGATACTCTTTCTCAGCTTATCCGTACCGCCTTCATTCCAAGAGAAGGAACTCAGTTTCTGGTGGCTGACTTTTCTGCTATCGAAGCCCGTGTCATCGCATGGTTTGCCGGTGAAAAGTGGCGTCAAGATGTCTTCGCCAAAGGCGGGGATATCTACTGCGCCTCTGCATCGCAAATGTTCAAAGTTCCTGTTGAAAAACACGGTATCAATGGCCACCTCCGTCAAAAAGGTAAGATTGCAGAACTTGCCCTTGGCTATGGAGGTTCAGTCGGAGCCTTGAAAGCAATGGGCGCTCTGGATATGGGGCTCACCGAAGAAGAACTCCATCCGCTGGTAGATGCATGGAGACAGTCTAATCCGAACATCGTGAAATTCTGGTGGGACGTTGATCATGCTGTGATGGAAGCCGTAAAGTTCAAACACACAACTTCCGAATATGGATTGACCTTCTCCTGCAGGAGTAGCCTACCCGTTTTCATATGGACGAGGTCACCGTCCTGCATGACAATCCTATGAAACAGGCAGAATATCTGTACAGCCTCATAGAAAGCGAGAGTCAATAATGGGAAATGTAATGTTGATTCCTGCAAGGCGACAAGTTGGAAACAACGCTCGTAAGCAGTAAGAAGAAAAGCCAAAGCTCCGAGTCGCAGCGTACTGTCGTGTCAGTACCGACAGCGATGAGCAGGCTACCAGCTACGAAGCTCAGGTAGAACACTATACCGAATATATTCAAAAAAATCCTGATTGGGAATTTGCCGGTATTTATGCCGATGACGGTATCTCCGGAACTAACACCAAGAAACGTGAAGAATTTAACCACATGATTGATGACTGTAAGGCTGGTAACATTGATATGATTATTACCAAATCCATCAGCCGATTTGCCAGAAACACACTGGATTGCCTGAAATACATCCGACAACTCAAAGACATGAACATTCCTGTTCTGTTTGAAAAGGAGTCAATCAACACGATGGATGCTAAGGGCGAAGTTCTTATCACTATCATGGCATCTCTGGCCCAGCAGGAATCGCAATCCTTAAGCCAGAACGTGAAGCTGGGCTTGCAATACCGCTACCAGCAAGGCAAGGTACAAATCAACCACAATCGTTTTCTTGGATACACGAAAGATGCGGACGGCAACCTCATCATCGATCCAGAACAGGCAGAAATCGTAAAACGCATTTATCGAGAGTATTTAGAAGGACTCAGCATGGATAAAATTGCCGCCGGGCTGGAACGTGACGGTATCCTTACCGGAGCCGGAGGAAAAAGGTGGCACACAAGCACCATAAACAAGATCCTGCGCAATGAGAAATACATCGGCGATGCCCTGCTCCAGAAAACCTACACAACAGACTTTCTGAACAAAACCAGAGTCAAGAACAACGGTCTCGTCCCTCAATACTATGTAGAAGGCAACCACGAAGCCATTATTCCTAAAGACATCTACTTACAGGTTCAAGAAGAGTTGGTCCGCAGGCAAGTGGTCAAAACCAGTGCCAATGGCAAGAACCGCAGCTATAGCTGCAATCACTGCTTCTCCCAAATCGTCATCTGCGAAGAATGTGGCGAAATGTTCCGAAGGCTCCACTGGAACAATCGTGGAGTTAAATCTATCGTCTGGCGCTGCATCAGCAGGCTGGAATCCACTGGACTGGAATGCCACGCCAGAACCATCAACGAGCTGGTCCTTCAGGATGCTGTCGTCAAAGCAATCAACCAGATGCTTAGAGACAAAAGTAGCTATCAGGCACAACTACAGCTAAACATTGCTTCAGTCATTCGAGCTTCGCAGGCAACCTCCGTTGAAAACATCGATGAGAAGCTGATGGCCCTACAGCAAGAGCTTATCCAGAAAGCCCAGAGCAAAGAAGCCTATGACGAGATTGCCGATGAAATATTCAGGCTTCGAGAACTGCGCCAGAAGACCACCGTCGACACTGCTGCAAGAGATGAGCAGATAAAGCGGATCAATGACCTGCAGGATTATATTGCGCAGCAGACTACCTACCTCACCGAATTTAACGAATCGCTGGTGCGACGCTGGATCAAACAGATCACCATCTGGGATGACCACATCACCGTCGAACTAAAATCCGGTGTTAATATCGATGTGGATGCATAATTTCATAACGCGCAAAAACTCCCCATCACTGGATAATTTCCGGTGATAGGGAGTCTCTACTTATGCTAATTCTTTTATTGCATATATTGCAACAACAGATAATGGAATCGACATTATTGCAAAAGCAGCTGGCCATCCTGATAGGGATACAGATATATTACTTCTCTTTGCCAATTCCGATACTCCGTATGTCAAATTATCTTCGCACATATTATCCATATTTTACCTCACTCTTATATAATAACCATTTTTCAATATAATCGTACCACCATTTACTGCTCCGCCTAGAGAACCTGATGCCTTTTTCATTGGATAAATTTGATTAGAATATAGCGAAAGCAATGCCGTATATGCGTCAGCTATACTCAATGTACAACCAATGCTCTTAAATACTTGTAATATCATTTTGGGTAACCTCCGTTATTATCATCAATATCTTACTAATTGCATCCATGGCTTCTTCATCAGACCTTTCAAGCAATTTTGCGAATTTCGAAACAGCCTCCAGCCTATCTTCCATACGAAATTTATTTTCAGACGCATCAGGTGCTGCGATTTCTGTATAGCTCAATAAGCGTTTTCCAACAAGATAATTATCATATCTACCATTACACTGCTTAAGTAAATAAGTAGCAACACCTTTTAAATGAGGGCCTATTGCAAATGTGTTCACAATTTCTTCTGGAATTTTGACTTCTACCACCACCTTATCATCACTATAAACCATTGGTGTCTGTATCTGCACACCATATCTCGAATAAAGATTCAGTGATGCACTCCTAACGCCTTCTCTTATATCATAAATAGCGTCTATGGCTTTTATTGTTGAATCAGCGAATTCGATTTGTATATTCTTAGAAATAAGCATTTTTATCACCTCCTTTAGTAATATTTATTATCAGCGTTTATAATAAATATACTATTTTTCAGTTCAACTGTCAATACCTTTTATTACTGAAGCTCGTAATATTATTATTAATAGGTTTTTTACACCAAAAACCTCTCGGCTATAATAACCGAGAGGGCTTTGTGAGTTATTTATGTCATTTTCTGTATCCGGTACACATAATATCTTCACCTGTTATTTCACATCCTACTTCATCTACAAATTGGTCTAATGCATTATTAATGAATTCATGTAACAGCCAGTTCTGTTTTGATTTCATGTATTTGCTAAATAATTTCGGGTTATATCTGACCAATTCACTTATCCAATGAAACACAGCAAAAATCAATACTGTTGACGGCATATTTGCTAAGTTGTCATTTCCCGAAACTTCTTTCTTTATGTACCATAATTTTGCCTCACCAAATATGTAAAACAGATAACCTCTAGTCTTTTCGTGATATTTGTTTAGTGCTTTTTTACGCTCCTCAATTGGCTTGTGAATATCCCAATTGAATCTTTTTTTCATTCTAATAACATATTTATCATCAACACCTAGGTCTCTTTCAAACTTCGATGGCAAATTCTTAAGAGCCTTAGCATTTGCATACCTTCCAGAAACTTCGAATTTAATCCATGCTTCCTTAGAGTTGTCTTTTTTTACGAACACAGGTTTGCTGATAGGAATGAAAATCTCCGGTTTGGAAAAAGTAATGCAATATGCTCTATGAACACATGGAATATTATAAAGTAATTCCGCCATTGTGTAATGGCCTGTAACTATATTATGACCGTAATATCTTGACAACTCAGGTAAAACTCCAGCACCTTTTATCGATGTATACGCCTCTTTTATATTTGTCATATTAGTATCATCTCTAACAGACGATATTCCATGGTTTTTTAATTTGTTATCATCAACACCTTTATATCGCAATAAAGCCTTAGCTGCGTTTAAAATACAATAATATGATGTTAGTGGTCGTGCGTTATCTGGAAGTTCCTGTGACGCTAAATAGAAACTATGCGCCTGTTCCCAATAAAATAAGGCATCACTAGCTCCAGCCATTGATTGACGCTTTAAAAACAACGCCACATATTCCCAACATGAATCTGTCAATATAGTCCTACTTCCATATTTAGGTTTATTCACAGATTTCATGAGTTCGCAAGATTTACTGTTAATACAAATATCTTTAAACATTTCAACTCTCTCTTTCAATGTTATCTATTCCACTGCCAAGTCTGCCTCTTAATATCGAGTGGCTTAAACTGCGGTCGGCTCTGATAACAATTCCAGTGCCACAACCTATGACATCTAATCCACAGCCTAACCCCTACCGCATTTTTTCGGTCATCCACTTTTTCTTTAATCAGACCGAAAAGTAGATATGTTTCCATACAAGAAAACCGAGCTTTCCGCAAGGCTTCTCTGATGATGCTAACCTTACAAAAAGCCCAGAAATACGCCACTTTTCAGCCTTTATTTATCTTTTCTTGACAGAAGACACACCGTCTCCACATGTGTCGATAGGGTAATTGAGATGCACTTTCCAGAGTTTTCACTTTACTCTGGGAGCGAAAAATGTTGCAATCCTCTGTGACGAGGCT